CCCCTTGAGCAGAGCCGGTGTTTGCGCGCGGGTGTTGCTGGCGCGCTTGCGGGGGCTTTCCTGCAGGATGGTGTGCACCTTGTCCCAGAGTTTGCGCGTAATGATCCCCTTGTGCTGGCCGGGGTATGATTGGCCTTTGTGGACGGCTTCGCCGATATAGACACGGTTGTTTAGCAGTCGGTAGAGAAACCCCTTGCTGATCTGTCGCCCCTGTTTGGTGGTGATACCCTCTGCCCGTAATTCCCGCGCCAGAACCGTTGCCGAGCCGATTTCAACAAAGCGGTTGAACACGATGCGCACGGTTTCGGCCTCGGCTTTGTTGATGACCAGCTTGCGGTCCCTTACGTCATAGCCCAAGGGCACAGTGCCGCCCATCCACATGCCTTTTTTGCGCGAGGCAGCAATCTTGTCGCGGATGCGCTCGCCGGTGACCTCGCGCTCGAACTGGGCAAAGCTGAGAAGGATGTTCAGGGTCAGGCGCCCCATCGACGTCGTGGTATTGAAGGACTGGGTCACAGAAATAAAGGTCACGCTGTTTCGGTCGAACACTTCTACCAGCTTGGAAAAATCCATCAGAGAGCGGCTCAGCCGGTCGATCTTGTAGACCACCACCACATCGATCAGACCCTCCTCGATATCCTCCAGCAGCAGTTTTAAACCGGGCCGCTCCAGCGTGCCGCCCGATACCCCGCCGTCATCGTAATGTTCGCGGATCAATGCCCAGCCCTCGGAACGCTGGCTGGCGATATAGGCCTCGCAGGATTCACGCTGGGCATGTAGGCTGTTGAATTCCTGCTCAAGCCCTTCCTCGGAGGATTTACGGGTGTAAATGGCGCAGCGCAGCTTGCGCTTGATGTCTTTGCTCATGCTGTCCCCCGCCGCGATTTCAGGCCAAAGAAGATCCAGCCGTTCCAGCGGGTACCAGTGATTGCGCGGGCGACAGCCGAGAGCGAGCGGTAGGGGCGCCCCTGCCACTCATAGCCATCGGCCAGAACCGTCACCGTCTGCTCAATCCCCTGCCATTCGCGGATCAGCTTCGTGCCCGCGATCGGTTTCAGATCAGCGCGGATGCGGCGCAGGGTGATATTGCCGCCATCGAGTTGCTCGCCAAGGGTTTCCAGCCGTTTAATGGTTTCGGGTTTCAGCCCGCCATAGGCGAGTTCCTGAATGCGATAGGCCAAGCGGCTTTCCAGATACCGCCGGTTGAATGCAGGCGGCTCGGTTTCGAACAATTCGCGCCACTGGGCTTTCAATTCCTTCGTGGGCGTGGATCTCAGCGCAGCCAGGCGCGCGGGGATGGGATCTTGTTTTTTCATGCGGTTCTCCGAAGTTGTGGTTCCGCAGTACCGCTCTGGTCGGCCGAGTTGTGAAGTCGAAATTCTCCATTACTGCCAGATAGTTCGTCGTGGGCGCGCATTTGCAACCGGATCAGGCCGCGTGCAAGGATTGCACAAAGATCGACCCGCCGTTCGGTAAGGGACATCTGCTCGGGTGGTGGGGAATTGGGGCGTTTCATTGTGAACGATCATCTTTCGAGAATGGCTATATGAATGAAAAGCCAGTTCCCGGCGCGCTTCGGGACATTAAAAACTGGAAAAATGTGTCGGTCAGCATGGGAATGAGATACAAGGACTTGCCGTATTTGGGGTTTCGCAACTCCCGCCATGGCTGTATATTAAAACAAAACGAGAACGATATTTATTGAGGTATTGATATGGCGAGAAAAGCTTCTCCTGTTGGGCGTTTTGCCCGTGGTTTGATCGAAGATGCCCCGATCGACCTGATTCTTGGAATTTTCAAAGCCCGGGGACGGGAGAATGATACCGAGCCGGATTTCGGATTGGCGGAGATTCTGGACAACAACACCGGCGAAGACCCAAAGGAGCGTATTCTTGAGGCCCTAAATCTATTCGACAAGGACGACCTTACGCCTGCGGAGCAGAGATGTGGGCGGGTACGTAATTTGGCCGAAGGAAAGGGTGTCGCGTCTCTCGATACGATCGCAAAAAAACGCCTGTCCAATGAAGAGCATATTGAATACGAGAAGCAGCTTGATCCGCTGTGTAGGAGCATCTGGGCATTTATCAATGCGCGCCATGCATTCGAGGACGCGGAAAGCTTTTATTTTGCTCGCCAGTACCGCGACCACGGCAAGATGTATGATGCTTTCGAGGTCGAGTTGGGAAATTCGACCACTTTCGATGCGGATTCTGTGGATGAGGCCGGACTCGCGTTGAGGATTTCCGAAGTTCTCGAGTTGAAAACCAAGTGCACGGTCAAGGTGATGGATCTGCCGGCAACGGATGCGCATCCGGCATCGGTCATGCTGATCGTCCGGCATGGTGGCCCACTTTCGAGCGTCCACGACCACCGTGATGACGGTCGACGTGGCACGATTTATTTCCGGCCGCCGAACGAGGCGACGCTGATATATACCCCGGCAAAACGGCAGATCGAGATTTGCGCGGACAGCCCCGCCGTGCGACAGCAGGTCAGTGGGGCTTTCGCCGAAGTGGCGTTGAACCATGATGTCTCGCAGAAACCGTTGACCTGGAAGCGCTACAATTTGGGGCGGTTTCGCACGTCCTTGACATTGCCGGTGCCGTCAGTTGACGGGTTTCAAATTCACCATGCCAAAGTGCTTGAGGTTGAGGTCCGCCTTGGGAACTGGAAGCGCAAATTGGGACTAAAAGTCTCCATCGATGACGACATTGATGCCATCGCCTTGAGATATCTCGGGCCAAACAGCATCATAAAGCGGGCCGGCATGTTCTCGCGTATCGGCATCGCGATCAAATACAACAAAGATGGTGACGAAAAAACGCGCACCCTCAATATCACCATAAGCGGGACAAAAAGCTGTAATTTGCAGAGCAACAAGGATCCCGATGAACGCAATCTCGGTTTTGCGCTGTTGGGTGAGTGGGGAATCCTGAACACGTTCAAGCAGATTGAAAACGGTGACCTTCGTGCCATGTTTCCCCAACTTGTGCAGCTTTTTGACCGGGCAGAGGATGAAATCACCGGCGGCGAACTTCGCGGGCTTGGCCTTGACCCGGACCGGCTGATCGAGGGCGGGCTGCTTGAACGGCGTGACCGGCAGGACATCGTGCTGATCGACGAGGATGATATTGATGGTGAGGTCGCAATTGATCCGTCATCCACACCCGGCATGGTCAAGGCAACGGGCCCATTCGGGGAAGATGCCGGCGAATACCCATTGGCTGACATGGAGCGTTTCCAGTTGAATCGGCAATGGCTTCAGGAAACTGTCCTGCGGCTGGTTGGCTCGCTGCTCACAAAAAATGGCCCCCAAATTATCGATGAGGATCTGATTTTGTTGGGGGACATGGGTGTCGACGGTGCCAGCACCCCGGTTTATTTTGCGCGGCGGCTTGGCGATCCTGTGGTCATCAGCAAGCTGGATCAGCTCCTGAGGGCCCGCAACACCTCCGGTATCGGCATTGTTTTGTCATCCAGTCCCGAAAGCCTTACTTGCCTTGGGCCAAATGTCGTTGTCCCGATCCTTTTACATCTTGAGAAAGTGGGTGAGGAACAGGAGCTGTCACGCGATGCCGTCATTCAAACCTTTAGTACCGGGCGCAATCTTGCAATGGGGGGCAGTACAGTTGCCATTCTCAAGTCCGAAGCCCAATCCGCATCACTCTGCATTCCAGGCAAAGCACCGCTGGCCATACTTGGCGCAAACCAGATCAGGATTTTCGAGCGCTTGGTGGCGGCACATCTGTCCGGCAGTCCGGATGTAAAAACCGCTGTGCTCATCGAAGATACGGGTGTTCAAAGCCCGCAGCAGGCATTCAAACCGCCGCAATGGCGCAGTATTCTGGATGTATATATCGGAAAAGGTCCGACGCGAGGATATTGGCGTCTCGTTGTATAAAACGCATTCAATCTCACGCCCCGTCTAATGACGGTCTAACAAATTGCAGGGGACGGTCTAAAAAACCGATGGCTATTGGAAAGGCTCACTCAATAGAGGAGCATTTCCATGCCGACTCCCGATCATCAGCGCCAGTTCGCGCGCTCGTCCCGAAAAACCGCCCATCATTCAACTGACTGGCGCTGCACGCGCTGTGACAAGCTGCTCGGCGTAAGCCGTGATGGCCGCATGCACCTGCGTTTCGCGCGGGGGCATGAGTATTTCGTCAGCTTTCCAGTCACGGCCACCTGTCGTGGCTGCGGAACACTGAACCAGGCGAGTGCTCCCGCGCAACGCTAACCCCAAATCCCTGAAACTGAAGAGGTGCATGACGCCCTGACCTGGCCACCCCGGAGGCGCTCGACGCCCGGCCGCAAGGCAGGCGTCCGATGCCCTTCAGCTGGCACGAAATCCATGAGCACCTCATGCAATCATCTTTTACCCTCGGTTTTCAGCGCGACTTCGATGCGATCCGGCGAAGTCACAGAAATCTGGCTGGCTACCACGAACCGGGTGCGGTTCTTGATGCGCTTCATCGCGGGTCGCATGACCATGATGCCAAAAACCGCATTCTCGTATCGCTGGTTACGGCATCTCAACTGGAAAACGCGGGGTGCGACCCCGCCCTGACAATGATGCTGCTCGCGCTCTGGCCAGGCCTCGACGCCATCATGCGGCGCTCGAAAAGGCGGCGTTTGGGATACGCGGACGAGTTACCGTCTGAAATTCTCGCCCGCGCAACAGAAGCCATCCGCTGCCTGGACCTCAGCCGGGTCAACAGGATCGCAGCAACCATCCTGCGCAATATCGAACGTGACTTCATGCGGGCGCATCAGCGGGAAGTCAGCCGTCAGAGTCAGCATGCCGATATCGATCCGGACGAGGTCTCAATCGGTGTTTTTGTGCGGGAGCCCACTACTAGTCCTGAACGCTTGGAGGCTGAGGTCGCGAGCATTATCGGCGTGGACGCAAGGCTCGTTCTTCGGGTGGCCATTGACGGGTTTTCCCAGACCGAGGTCGCGGTCGAACTGGGCCTGTCTGAAGCCGCCACCCGCAAACGTTATCAGCGTGCGACCAAGCGGCTGCGGGTGGTGACGCAGAAAAATGCATGACCGATGTCCCGATCCACCGCCCGGAGTGGCTTTTCAATATTAGACGCCACCGCTGAACCCGCAGCCAAAGGAAAGCCTTCAATAATGACCAACCCCGTTAATACCCAGTCAGAAGACCTGAAACGCATCCCGGGCCTGTTCCGTCGCTGGGAACTGCCCGAAATTTTCAAGGTAAACCGTGACTACCACGTTGAGGATGCGGGCATGCATGCCGACGGCACGCCATTGCTCGCCCTTTATACGCGTGAAAACGGGAGAGAAGCTGGCGGCGACACCGGGGACGGCGACCATGAAATGTCAGACCCGAAAGCCATTGTCCCCGAGAACCTTTTGCCCAGGGACGTGCTGGCGGCACTGCCGCTCTTTCTGGAGTTCCAGACGATTGGCTCAGAGCGGCCGGCATCCTTGCCGCTGTTCTCGCCTGGCGGTGCCACGGTCGGGGATTTACGCGAGGCCATTGTGGAAATCCAGCAGACGCTCAAAGCCGACGGTCGAAAATTTCAGGCATTGTCGCAGCTTTATCAGGAGTTGCTGGCGCACGGGGCCTCGGCTGATGCCGGTGTTTTTGAAATGCTCGGGATCATCGCTATCCCCGAAAACGAGGCGCCTCCCTGTTTCGGTTCTGCAGGCCAGCCCACACGACGCACCCCCATTCCACATCCCCACAAAAAAGCCGCCGGGACGGTTCGCAATCAGTCCGCGGAGTGGCCAAAGAAGGAGATCATTTTATGAAACACACCCCGATACATGCCGTCCAGCCGGACCGGCCCCTCACCGAAATCGAATTCTGTGCCTGGGTTGCGCAGACATTGCCCGGTGACCGGTTGGAATACCATCGCGGCTTTCTCGTGCTCGACACCTTCCCGCTATTTTCTCGCTTTGACGACAAAGCGCGTGATGCGCTGCGTAAGCTCGCAAACCGCACATTCCATGCCGCCGAACAAGGCCTTGTGCATCTGGTGCAGGAGCGCGTGGGGCCTGATTGCTTTGCCTATATCGCTGTCGCCCGCCCCAAACCCAAAACCGCGAGCATCTCGCTGTCGGAACTCCTGTTGGAAGGAGAAGCCGCCTGATGACCAATTTCCAATCCCTTTTCACCCATGATGGAGACCCTTACATGCCACTCGCCAAAAACGCCCCCCGCGTCGATGATCTGGCATCGATGCCGCCTCAAGAAATCGCCGCCCTGCCAGTTGAACTGCTGGCCATTCTCCAGCGTGAAATCGACGAGACTTTGAAGCGGGTCAAAGCCGCAAAGGCTCGCTTCGATGGGGCGCTGACAATTCGTTATGCAGCCCGCGCCACGGAAGAACGGCTGGCTGCGGACAAGGATACGGGAACCGTCCGCTTTGACGACGGGGATTTCACCATTGTGGCAGACCTGCCCAAGCGGGTCGGTTGGGACCAGAACAGGTTGGCCGAAATGGTCGAACGCATCCGCGCGGCGGGTGATGATCCGGCGGAATATGTCGACATCACCTTCAAGGTTCCCGAGCGCAAATACAGCGCGTGGCCCGAAGGTATCCGTAAGGGGTTCGAGCCCGCTCGCATCGTGCGCCCCGGCAACCTCAAGATCGAGCTTGTCAGTCAGGAGGCGGATCAATGAGCTTCCCCATCATCAGCGCCGACGAGCGCTTGGCCGAACAACGCGGAATCAAGGGCTGCATCTTCGGCAAATCCGGCATCGGCAAAACCAGCCTGCTCTGGACGCTGGACCCGGCTACCACCCTGTTCATGGATCTCGAGGCGGGCGATCTCGCCATCGAGGGCTGGCAGGGCGACACGATCCGGCCGCGCACCTGGGCCGAGTGTCGGGATTTCGCGGTGTTCATCGGCGGGCCCAATCCGGCGCTGCGCGATGATCAGCCTTATGGTCCGGCGCATTTCGCGGCGGTTTGCGAGCAGTTTGGCGATCCCGCCACGCTGGATAAATACCAAACCATCTTCATCGACTCGATCACTGTGGCCGGGCGGCTGTGTTTCGGTTGGTGCAAGGGCCAGCCAGAAGCGTTCTCGGAAAAGACCGGCAAGCCGGATGTGCGCGGGGCCTACGGGCTGCATGGCCGCGAGATGATCGGCTGGCTCGAGGTTATCGCCATGGCTGAATTGCCGGGCGATGACGGGCAGCCTTACCGCGCTTTTGTCTGCCAGACGATCAATCCGTGGGGCTTTCCCGCCAAAGATCGCTCGGGCCGCCTTGCGCAAGTCGAGGAGCCGCATCTCGGCCGCCTGATGGAGAAGATCAGAACCCCCGGCACGCCAGCTTCTGACCGGCTGACCTACACCCAATCCCCTGAACCGGCCGCTGTGGCCGATCAGAATACTTCCCCTAACTGAACGAAAAGGAGGGTCCCACCATGGGTTCCTGGAATGATTTTAACGACGCAAAGACCAATATCAACCTGATCCCCAAGGGCACGCTGGTCAAGGTGCGCCTGACCATCCGTCCCGGCGGGTTTGATGACCCTGCGCAAGGCTGGACCGGTGGCTATGCCACACGCGGTTCCACCGGTGCTGTCTATCTGAACGGTGAATTCACCGTGACCGAGGGCGAATACGCGCGGCGCAAGATCTTCACGCTGATCGGGCTTTATAGCCCCAAAGGTCCGGATTGGACCAACATGGGGCGTAGCTTCGTGCGCGGCATGCTCAATTCGGCACGGGGAATTTCCGATAAGGATATGTCGCCCGAGGCACAGGCGGCGCGGCGGATCGGTGGGTTTGCCGACCTCGACGGGATCGAATTCGTCGCCCGTATCGACCTGGGCACCGATGCAAACGGGGATGACAAGAACGAGATCCGCTCTGCGGTGACGCCCGACCACAAGAACTATGCCCAGATCATGGGCAGCGTGCCACCGGAGCAGCCCCCGCTTTCGCAAGGACAGCAATCCCATACCCAGCAAGGCACACAGCCCTCGCAGGGTTCCCAGGCACCGTCGGCCACCGGCCGTCCGTCCTGGGCACAATAGGAGGGTCTGCGTATGTTACTCCGTCCCCGCCAGAAACTCTTTGTCGAGCGCAGCATCCGCGCGCTCGATGAACACGGCAATACAATTGGCGTCGCTCCGACCGGTGCTGGAAAAACGATAATGCTCTCGGCAGTGGCCGGAAACATGGTTGGCGACAGCGATGCCAAGGCCTGCGTGTTGGCGCATCGCGATGAACTGACCGAGCAGAACCGTGGCAAGTTCGCCCGCGTCAATCCTGGCCTGTCCACCTCGGTCGTCGATGCCAAAGAAAAATCATGGCAGGGGCAAGTGACCTTTGCCATGGTGCCGACGCTGACCCGCGCCGCCAATCTCGACAATCTACCCGTGCTTGACCTGCTGGTGATCGACGAGGCCCATCACGCGGCGGCTGACAGCTACCGGCGCATCATTGATCGTGCCCTGGATCGCAATCCTGACTGCCGGATCTTCGGGCTCACAGCCACGCCGAACCGGGGTGACAAGAAGGGGCTGCGGCCGGTCTTTTCCAATGTCTCGGACCAGATCCGTATCGGCGAGTTGATCGCTGCGGGCCATCTGGTGCCGCCGCGCACCTTCGTGGTCGACGTCGGCGTGCAGGACGATCTGGGCCGCGTGCGCAAAACGGTGGCGGATTTCGACATGGGCGAGGTCGACGCCATCATGAACCGCGCGCCGGTGACCGATGCGGTGATCGAACATTGGCGCAAAAACGCTGGCGATCGGCAAACCGTGGTCTTTTGCTCCACCGTCGATCACGCCCGCAATGTAACTGATGCGTTCAACGCTGCCGGGGTGCCGGCGGGGCTCATTTATGGAGACATGGGTGGGTCCGAGCGCAAGGCAGTTCTGGCGGATTACGGTACAGGAAAACTGCGGGTGGTGGTCAATGTCGCGGTCCTCACCGAGGGCTGGGACCATCCGCCCACCTCCTGCGTCGTGCTGCTGCGGCCTTCGTCCTACAAATCCACCATGATGCAGATGGTCGGGCGAGGTTTGCGCATTGTCGATCCCGAGGAACATCCGGGTGTTCTAAAAACAGACTGCATCGTGCTGGATTTTGGCACCTCGACCCTGCTGCACGGCTCGCTCGAGCAGGATGTCGATCTTGATGGCCACGAGGGCAGCGGCGAGGCCCCAATCAAGGAATGCCCGGACTGCGAGGCCACCGTTCCGCTGGCTGTAATGGAGTGTCCGCTTTGCGGCCATCTCTGGGAACGTAACGAGGCTGACGGCCCGAGCGAGCTGTCCGAATTTGTCATGTCCGAGATCGATCTGCTGAAGCGCTCCAGTTTTCGCTGGTGCGACCTGTTCGGCGATGACGCGGCCCTGATCGCCAACGGGTTTGTCGCCTGGGGTGGGGTGTTTTTTCTCAATGGCCGCTGGCACGGAATCGGCGGGCGACAGCGTGGACAACCCAGATTGCTGGCCGTGGGGGAACGCACGGTTTGCCTTGCCGCTGCCGATGACTGGCTCAACACCTACGAGTCCGACGAGAGCGCCCACAAGACCCGGCGCTGGCTCAACCAGCCGCCGACGCAAAAACAGCTTCAGTATTTGCCTACTGAGGCTCGGCAGGATTTCGGTCTGACGCGGTATCAGGCCTCGGCACTGCTGTCCTTCCGCTTCAACCGCAACGCCATCCGTTCGCTGGTGTTCGGAGCTGATAATGCTGCCGATGCAATCGGGAGGGCGGCATGACCCATGACGTTATTCCCGACAACAACGGACCTGCAACGCTCGCACCGTTCGCAACGGCTCTGGCATTCGCGTGGCGCACTTTGTGCGGTCTGCCGGCAACCCACCCGTGGTTTTGGCTGGCGCGATCCCCATCAGCGGAAACACTCCCGCTCCTATTTCTGGTTCTGCTCGATGGCCTGTCAGGCCTTCTGGTCGGCACGAGCACGGGGGTCTGTGGCCATGGTTGATCTCACCGAAGAAGAACGCGCCGCCATTACCGCCGCCATGCGGCGCATGGCCCTGCTGATGGAGGAAATCGGCTGGCAAACCCCGCTAGCCGATCTCACCGGACAACAGGTCCGCGCCCTGATCGAGGAAGCCGTCGAGGGTTTCCGTGAGGCCATGGCCGACATTGCCAAATCTGAACCGTCGGAGATACCGTTTTGACACTGGATTACAACCCACGCCCTTCCATGGGCGAGCGCATCAATGATCTGGTCGATGCGGCGCTGATTGCCGAGCGGGATACCGAGGTGCCGCGCGATTATCTCGGGGCCTCGCGTCTGGGCGTACCCTGCGAACGGGCACTGCAATTCGAGTTTGCACAGGCACCGAAAGATGAGGGCAGCGATTTCAGCGGTCAGGTTCTGCGGATCTTCGCCATCGGTCATATGCTTGAGGATCTGGCCATTCGCTGGTTGCGCGCCGCTGGACTCGACCTAGTGACACAAAAAACCGACGGGGGTCAGTTCGGGTTCACGGTTGCCGGAGGGCGTATTCGTGGGCATGTGGACGGGATCATTATGGGTGCCCCCGCCGTGCTCGGATTGCGCACGCCCGCACTTTGGGAGTGCAAGACCATGAACGCCAAGAACTGGCGCGCCTGCGTCAAGGATGGCGTGGCGATTTCCAAACCAGTCTACGCTGCACAGATCGCGATCTACCAAGCCTATATGGAACCGGTCGTGCCGGGGATTTCCCAAACCCCGGCGCTGTTCACCGCCATTAACAAAGACACGGCCGAGCTTTATCACGAATTTGTCCCATTCGATGCCGCACTGGCGCAGCGCATGTCAGACCGCGGCGTGCGCATCCTGCAGGCCACAGATGCGGACGACCTTCTGCCCCGCGTCGCTCAATCCCGCGATTTCTTCGAATGCCGTTTCTGCTCTTACGCGGACCGCTGCTGGGGGCTGTCTGCATGAGCGACGATAACATTATCCACTTCAACCCGTGGATGGATTTCAACGACGCGGCCCCCGCAGGGCACGATGCCCTCGTAGGGCACGCTGCCCCGCTCGGTGATCCGTTTGGGGTGGAACCGGACGCAGCTCAGATTGCAAGCTTCCTCGATGTGGTGTTCGGCTATTGCGAGGGCCTAATTCCGGTGCGCGGCTTGGCTGACAAGGGCCAGGGCAAGGACGGCAATCCGCACGGTTCGCAACCGTCGTACCGGCCGCACAATATTTGGGTTCAAGTCGACGATACGGCGCCGGAAAAGCTCGCGACCTTTGCCACATGGGCTGCCCGTGAAGGCGCGGCGGTTTATGTGATCCCGGGCACCGTTGCCGAGCCGGGTCAGGCCAAATCGGCCGATATTCTGCAAATGCAGGCAATCATTGTCGATCTCGATACGGGCGACATTCCGGCCAAGCTTGACCATTTGGTTCAGCATCTCGGCCTGCCCACGCTGATTATCGAGAGCGGCGGGCGCACGCCGGACGGAGCTACCAAGCTGCACGTGTGGTGGAAACTGACCGAACCGGCCGAAGGCGAGGATCTGGCGCAACTCTGCCAATTGCGCGGTGAGATTGCCATCAAGGTTGGCGGTGACACCCATTTCCGTTCGGCCCACCAGCCAATCCGGGTCGCGGGCAGCGTTTATCACAAGGGTGGCTTCCAGCGCCTGGTGCAGATCCGCGAGCAGAATGCCGTGGAAGTCGATCTTGAAGACTTTGCCGAACTGGTCGCGGACATGCCGGCCATTCCCGGTGCGACCGGTGCGACCGGCGTTGGCATGGAACCAACACCGGAATCGTCCGATAAACCTACCCTCGGTTCGGTTCTAACCCATCCCGTGCACGAGGGCGGTGCCGACGGTTGGACCCGGTTCGAGGGGGCTTCTGCCGCCATCGGGCATTTCATCCGTATGGTGCATGAGGGGCGTATGTCACCGGAGGAAGGCTGGGAAGCCATCCGCGGCTATAACTCTGCCATGCTGCGCCCAAGCTGGCCGGAAGACCGGTTGAAGGCCGAGGCCGATCGGCTCTGGGCGAAGCATGTGGAAAAGAACGGCCCGCCACTGCTGCGCGCAGAGAATGTTACCCATGCACCGGAAATGTCCGCGTTCACCCTCGGGGAATTGCTCGACGACACCACGCCAATGCCCGACGATATCATCGCGCCCCGCGTGCTAACCCCCGGCGGGCTATTGGTGGTCGGTGGTGCGCCAAAAGTCGGCAAGAGCGATTTCCTTATCTCCTGGCTGGTGCACATGTCCGCCGGGGTTCCGTTCTTGGGCTTCACCCCGCCACGCCCTTTGCGGGTGTTCTATCTGCAGGCCGAGATCCAGTATCACTACCTGCGCGAACGCCTGAAGCAGATCGCTCTGCCGCCCGATGTGATTGCCGCTGCCCGCGATACCTTTGTGGCCACGCCCAAGCTGAAACTTCTGCTGGACGAGCAAGGCACGGCGCTGGCCGCCGACGCGGTCCGGCAGGCCTTTCCGAACGATCCCGTTGATATTCTCTGCATTGATCCAATCCGCAATGTCTTCGATGGCGGGCCCGACGGAGGCGGTGAAAACGACAACGGCGCGATGATGTTCTTCCTGCGTGACCGCATCGAGGTTCTGCGCGAGGCCATAAACCCTGATTGCGGTGTAATCCTCGTGCATCACACTAAGAAACTCGGCAAGCATCAGGTGAAAGAAGACCCGTTTCTGGCCCTGTCCGGTGCCAGCTCCCTGCGTGGGTTCTACACCTCCGGCATCATCATGCACCGCCCCGACGAGGAGGCCAGCGAGCGGAAACTGGAAATCGAGCTGCGCAATGGCCCCGCGCTGCCATCAAAGCTGATCGACAAGGTCAAGGGCCAATGGGTCGAGTTGAACCCGATGAACGAGCGCCTC